CCTCGTTTGATGCGATGGGCACCACACAGCCGATCGCGTCCTACGGCCGCATTCTGCAGCTCCTCGGCGTCGGTAGACCGCAGGTGGGCTGATGCCTGCCTCCGGAATCTTCATTAGCGCGATCGCCCAGATCAAAGCAGCTGTTACCGCGCTCGGCTACAAGCCGGTCACCGACCCGCGCAACGCCCGCCCGCTCACCGTCTTCATCGAGATGCCGACGTTCAGCGGATTCAACACAAACATCGCCGACATGACGTTCACGCTCCGTGTCCTCGCGCCGCCACCAGGCAACCAAGACGCGACCAACTGGATCCTGACCGCCGTCGACGCCATCCATGAGAGCGCGGATATCGCCGTGACCGCCGGCACGCCGTCCATCGCCCTCATCGGTGAGCAACAGCTCCCCGCCTATGATCTAACCGTCCGGCTAGCAACAAGAAGGAACTGACCCAATGGCAACCACCGTTGTTCTCAACCAAGCGAACCTGACCGTCGACTCCGTCGACTTCAGTGATCAGTGTTCGACCGTCACCGTCACCGAGAGCTACGAGGCGCTCGAGTCGACCGCGTTCGGCGACACCGCCCGCAAGTTCGTCAAGGGACTCGGCAACCATGAGATCTCGGCCACCCTGATGATCTCGTACGGCACCAGCGAGGTTGAGGAGAAGCTCAACAGCCTCGCCGGCACCACGTTCAACGTCGTCGTCACCCCGACGACCTCCGGAACGCCTGGCACCGACAACCCCGCGTACACGCTCACCGGCTGCTACCTCGAGTCCGTCACCCCGATCAACGGCGGTGTCGGCGAGCTGCCGACGATGGACGTCGTGTTCCGCGGCGGCGCCCTCACCCGCGCCACCTCCTGATCCCAGTTCATTCCCTAAAGGAGCCCCGACATGAACCTCACGATCCGCATCGACCTCGGCGACGGCCCACAGGACATCCAAACCAACCTGTGGGCTGTCGTCGCATGGGAACGGAAGTACAAGACCAAAGCGTCACAGATGGCGACCGCGGCCGGCATGGAAGACCTTGCCTTTCTCGCGTATGAAGCGATGAAGGGGCAGAAGATGGTAGTGCCAGCCGTGTTCGACGACTTCATCAAGAAGATCGTCAGCCTTGAGGTCGTTGGAAGTGACGAGCGCCCTACCCGAGGGGAACCAGAAGACGCCAGCTAGCAGAACTGCTGGTCGCTGTCTCCTGGTGGCCCCCACAGATCGAGTTTGATCTCAAAGACCTCAACACCGTGGTCGATGTGATCGAAGAACAGAAGAAGCAGCATGGCAAGCGTTAGCGCAAACGTCGAGATCAACGGACTCAACGAAGCCTTACGCACCCTGCGCTACATCGACCCGCAGCTCCGCCGCAAGGTCGACAAAGAAATGAAAGACACGGTCGGCAAAGACATCGTGCCATTTGCCCGCCGGCTGTACCCCGCGACTGAGCGCGTCGGCAACTGGGGCCGTTGGCCTCGAGGAGCCGGATACCGGCAAGCCACCGTCCAACGAGGCGTCAAGATCCGCATCAAAACGACCGGCCGTCAAGACCAAATCTCCGGCCTATTTCTTACCAACAGCAACGGCCCTGGCGTGATCTTCAGCACCGCTGGCAAAAAGAGCTCTGGCGTTGCTCCGACCCGCGACAACGGCTCCGGCAACTCGGCCGCGTTCATTGATCGGCTCAAACGATTTGGCGAGCCAATGCGCGCATTGTGGCCCGCAGTTCTCGAGAAACGTGACACACTAGAAGCAAACGTCGAACAAGCGGTCGACGACCTCATGAAGACGATCAGCAAGGAGCTCCGCTAATGGCGATCAACATCCCCATCGTTAGCGAGTTCAACAACGCCGGACTCAAGAAGGCTCAGAAAGAGTTTCAACGCCTTGAGAAGACGTCGCAGAAAGTCGGCTTCGCCCTCAAAAAAGCGTTCCTGCCAGCCAGCGCCGCGCTCGGCGGACTTGCCGCCGCCGCCATCCCCGCCATCAACGCCGCCTCCGACCTCGAAGAAAGCATGTCAAAGGTCGGCGTCATCTTCGGCGAAGGCGCCAAAGAAGTCGAAGCGTTCGCAGAAACCGCCGCCAAAGCCCTCGGCCAATCCAAACAAGACGTACTCGAGGCCGCAGGCACATTCGGAACCTTCGGCAAAGCCGCCGGCCTAGCCGGCACCGATCTCGCCGAGTTTTCCAACGGCATGACCGCCCTGGCATCCGACGTCGCCAGTTTCAACAACGCAGAACCCGACGAAGTAATCCAGGCAATGGGCGCCGCCCTCCGCGGCGAAGCCGAACCGATGCGCCGATTCGGTGTCCTGCTGAACGACGCGACCCTTAGAGCTGAGGCTATGGCCCTCGGCATCTACGACGGCAACGGCGCGCTTACAGATCAACAGAAGATCCTCGCCGCTCAGCAAGCGATCCTGAAGCAAACGACCGACGCGCAGGGCGACTTCGCACGCACAAGCGAAGGACTTGCCAACCAGACACGCATCATGAAAGCCCAGTTCGAGGACGTCAAAGCGGAACTCGGCAAAGCACTGTTGCCGGTCGTTCTCGCAATCCTGCCAGTTTTCGCGAAACTGGCCGACTTTGTTGGCGAGAACACCGACATTGTCATCAAGTTGGCAGCTGTCGTCGGTGGCCTGTCAGCCGCGATCGTTGTCGCGAACTTCGGCATGAAGATCTACACGGCGACAACGACCATTGCCACGGCGGCACAATGGGCGTTCAACACTGCCGTCGGCGCCATCGCCCTGCCAATCGCCGCCGTCGTCGCATTCACAGCGGCTCTCGTCGCCCTCGAGCGCGCTAGCGACAAAGCCAGCCGCACGTTCCGAATCCTGCTCCCTGGCATCAACGGCATTTCTGACGGCATCAGCTGGCTTCAGAAACAAACCGAAGACGTAAACGAAGAATGGGCCGCATGGAACCAAACGCTTGACGAGGGCCGACGCGCCGCCGGCAACATGTACCCTGAGATCGACAAGACCTCTCAGTCAGTCGAAGACTTGATGCAAGAGGCCACCGAAGCGGCTAGCGCGCAGCTCGAACTTGCACAGTCAGTCAACTCTGTGTACGAGGAAATCAAGCAGCTCAATCCCGAGCTCGTCGAAATGCTTGGCTTGCTTGACGTCCAAGACGACATCGAGAAACTTCGCACCGAGTTCGACAAATACAACGAAGTCATTGCCGAATCATCCGACAATGTCCGCGAACTGCAACAAGCCGAACGAGATCTCACCCGCGCCATCATCGAAACGCTCAGCGCGCACGGCCTTCTCACCCTGGCATTCGACAAGCAGCTCAAAATCAAGATCAACACCGGCGACCTTGACGCCGCATATGCGTCAGCGCTCCGCGTCCTTGATGCTTTTCAGAAAGTTCAGCAAGTCAGCGCCGGCCAGCGACCCTCAACGTACGTTCCGCCGCGCGACGAGCTCGGCTTTCTGTCGGCCCCGCCAGTCTCAACCACCACCATTACGCCGGTCGCTTCCATTACTCGAGCACCATCTGGCGCGATCCAGAACGTCACCGTGAACGTGTCCACGATCAACCCGACACAAGAAGTCGGCGAAGCCGTGGTTACTGCGATCCGTAACTACAACCGCACCAGCGGCTCAGCACAGTTCGGAGTCAGCCGGCTGTGACCGCCACCGTCGTTCAGTCGGGCGATTACACGCTCGAAATCGACACCGGCGCACCTGTCAGAGGGTTCCGGCTGGATGACGCCGTACGCGGCGTTCTAGACGGCACCACGTTCGTTCTGGACGGCCTCACCGACTTCGCTGACGTCACCGACGGCGCTCGGAGCATCCGAATCAAACGAGGACGACGCGACATTGCCGACCAGTTCGGCGCCGGCACCATGACGTTCGTTCTCGATGACACGGCCGCTGGCGGCGTGTTCAACCCGTTTGCCAGCGACTCGCCGTATTACGACCCAGACAACGTCAAACCTGGTCTTGCTCCTATGCGGCTGGTCCGTCTATACCGTGAATCCGAGCTGCTGTTTGTTGGCCGAGTCATTGATTACGACTACAACTTCGGCCTCGACGGCGATGACACGGTCAGCGTCACTTGCGCCGATGACTTCTATCTGCTGGCTCAAACCGTGACCGAAACGACAAGTCTTTCCAAAGAGTTCAGCGGTGCGCGAATCAGCGCCGTGCTTGATCTGACCGAGGTTGACTATCCGTCTGGAGCGGCCCGTTCAATCGCGACAGGCACCGTCGAGATCGGCGGCGGCGGCGACTACAACTTGGAGTTAGGCCAGGTCGTCCTTGACTATTTGCAGCTCGTCAACAACGCAGAACGAGGCCGGCTGTTCATTGACCGCGAGGGCGTGCTCGTCTTTGAGAATCGGATCGGTGCGACGCTGTCCTCGCCTGTTGCAAGTTTTCATGATGACGGCACGCAATATCCCTATCGAAACGTCGACATCTCGTTTGGCGCCGACAAAGTCGTCAATCTGGTCTATGTCTCAACGATAAACAACAAGAGCGCGAGCGCATCAAACACCGCAAGCCAAGCCGAATATTTTATCCAGTCGATAGCAGTCACCGGATCACTACTTGACACCGACACCGCCGCCCAAGATCTCGCTGACCATCTACTGAGCCCTCAGCCAGAAGCCACCTTTACCGCGATCGAAGTCGCGTTTGCGCAACTGACCGACGCTCAACGTGACGTCGTCGCTACCATCGACGTCGGCGACACCATTTCGATTCAGAAACAGTTCATCAACGGCAACACTCTGAGCGACATCTCGCAAGAACTCGCAGTCGAAGGCGTCGAACATTACATCGACACCTTTGGCGGCCATGTCGCCCGTTTCTACACAAGCCCTACAACCATCGTGTACCAGCTCATCTTGGATGATCCCGTCTATGGTGTGCTCGACGCACTCAATGTTCTAGGATAAGGAGCACCTATGGCCAGTCCATTCCCGTTCACCTCCGGCCAAGTTCTGACCGCCGCGCAGATGAACAAACTTGGTGTCTACTTTGACAAGGCGAGCCGCAGCACAGCGTTGAGCCATACGTCGTCAGCGTTCACGAATATTGATACCAACTTGAACTTGACGGTGGACGCCGCCGCGGGTGATGTCATTTCGTACACGTTTGACACCTATGTCGCATCGGGTACCAACATCGCTCACTTCGTCCCGTACACGTTGGACGCGGTTGGCGCAAACGTGAACCAGATACCCACCGTTGTCTTGTTTGGTCCAGCCATTTGGGGAACCTCAGAAGCAACCGCCAAATCGTTCACTTTTCTCTATGAGTTGGTAGCGGGCGACATCGTGTCCGATCAAGTGACTGTTGGTTTGACATGCAACACCGCAGGCGCTGCCCGAAGCATCGTTGACGCCAACATTGGAATGCGTGTTTATTTGACCAATCTTGGGCCGGAGGTGTCGTAATGACGATGCAACGCCAAATCCGCAACGACCTGCTCGCCATGTCCGACTGGACGCAACTACCCGACGTCGCCCTCAGCGACGCTGAGAAGGCCGAATGGTCCACCTACCGGCAAGCGCTTCGAGACCTCAACGTTGACGGCGACGATCCCACTGAACCTGACTGGCCGACCCCACCGGCGTCATGATCGTCACCGACGAAGACGCCAAGACGCTCGGCCTCGCCGTCGTTCTCAGCGCCATCGTGATTATCTGTCTCTACCTAGGACTTGACCGATGAACATTGCCAACCCGTCCAAAGCCATGATCGCCCTCGTCGCCCTGGTCTGCGTCACCGTCTTGCTCGCCACCAACAGCGTCGACCAGTCAGCCGGTACGGGCCTGATCGGCATGATCGCCGGTTACGCCGTCGGTAACGGCATCGCAGCTCGACGCGGCGACGAAGTGACACCGATTATCGGAAAGAAACCGTGACGCTTCGTTTCCATAGTTGGCAGCGGGACACGCCGCGCGCCCCGTTCGACACCTGCTCTCCGAACCTCATTCAGATCCGCAAGTACCTCGAGGAACGCTGGGGCTTGTGGAATCTTGGCTGTTATGGCCGGCGTCCGATCCGTGGCGGCACCGCCTGGTCGTCCCACAGTTTTGGTGCGGCGCATGACTACTCGTATCGGCGCGACGGGAACCATCCGAACGCACCAACCCGCGACACCGTCGAGAACGAAGTAATCCCGTGGCTGATCGAGCACCATGAAGTGCTTGGCATTCAACGCATTCATGATTACTGGGCTAAACGGTATTGGGAAGTAGGCCGCGGCTGGATCGGCCGGCCCCCAGGCGCCGTCAACGACCATCTGCACCTCGAGGTCACACCAGACACTTGGGGCTACGCATCACCAATCTCAGAACGCATCGTCGAAGGCCTGCCCGCACAGACCACTCAGCCGGCTTTCGTCGATGGACCTCGCTATCCAGGGCATGTCACTAAGCGCGGCAGTTCCGCCAAGTCGCGCGTCAAGTTGATTCAGCGTGAGCTCAAGATGCTCGGCTACAAAGTCGGCCCTGTCGACGGCATCTTCGGCCCCATCACCGACGCCGCAGTCAAGACCTTCCAATCCGACCAGCATCTCGTCGTAGATGGTTTGGTTGGCCCGAACACTTGGAAGGCTTTGTTCAACTAGCACAAGGAGGCAACTGTGCCAGACATGTCAGACTTCGACGCCGCACGCCCCAAGCCGGCCAAAGCGAAGATGCAACAGATCATCGACGAGCTCGACGACGAACGCAGAGAAGCCCTCGTAAGCGCTCTCGGCGATCTGTCGTATTCAGTGCCGACCATCAAGGCGGTGCTGAATAAATGGGGAATCGACGTTTCGACGTATCCGATCTCGGAATGGCGAAGGAAGAATGTCTAACCCGTTCGACGAGGAGGCAGAGCTGCAAGAGCTCCGCGACGCCTTGGTCAGACAGCAACGCGCCACCCGCAAAGCGCACGCCAAATCCGAGGCCATCGTCGAAGCCGTCTATCAGGCGGCAAAAGATGCGGCCGTCACACTTGGACGCGCTCCGAGCGTTCCCAAACCTAAGAGCGACCCGCGTAAAAAGAACGCCGAGGTCGCGCTGATTCACGCCACGGATTGGCAGCTCGGCAAACAAACCTCCGATTACGACATCGACACCTGCCGGAAACGGATCGGACGGTTCGCTGAGAAGATCGGCACGATGACCGAGATCCAGCGGGCCGATCATCCAGTCAAAGAAGCGCATGTCATGTTCGGCGGCGACATGGTCGAAGGCCTCGGCATCTTCCCAGGGCAACCGTACGAAGTCGAAGCCCACCTGTTCGAGCAGCTGTTCGCAACCGCCGGCCTCATGGAAGACTTCGTCCGACGGATGCTCGCCATCTTTGAGCATGTCACCGTGACCTGCGAGTACGGGAACCACGGCCGCCTCGGCCGCAAAGGCGACATGCCAGGAGCCGACAACATCGACCGCGTCGCCTACAAGATCGCCGGCGACCGCCTCGAGGACGAACGTATCCAATGGCATACCTCGCCGGCTTGGTACCAGATTGTCGAGATCGGCAACTACGGCGCTTTGCTGGTGCATGGCGACGAGATCAAGTCGTTCGGTGGCAATACGCCAGCGTTCGGCATTCTTCGCAAATGCAACCAATGGTCGACCGGCGTGATCCCCGAGGCATTCTCGGATGTGTACATGGGCCACTTCCACACGCCGATGACATTGACGATGGCGAATGGCGGTCAAATCTACGTCACCGGTTCGCCAGAATCGGAGAATGTGTACGCCAAAGAGTTTATGGCCGCGACCGGCCATCCAAGCCAGCGTCTGCATTACGTCGACCCAGAGGCCGGCCGCGTCACGGCATCGTACCTTGTATGGCTTGACTAACGAGCGGAAAATCCGCATACTGTCCCTATCGGACCCCGACCCGATCTGGAGGACAAAATGAAGACACTGCTATGGATCGCCGTTATGGCGATCATTCCGTTCAACTGCGACCCGTTGGAAATGCCGACAGAGGCTGCGGAATACCAGCGCAACATCAACACCGCGAAGTGTGAGCAATGGTTCGGACACGCGCTAGCGATGGGCTGGGAGATTGACGACCTGCCCGTCCTCGATGAGGTGATGTGGCGTGAGTCCCGCTGTGACCCGACACAAGTGTCGGACACCGGCGACCACGGCCTGACACAAGTCAACTGGCGCACCTGGGCGCCGCTCGTCCTTGAGCTCGGCTACTCGAAAGAGGACTTGAAGCATCCCGCGGTCAATCTGCTGATCGCCCGTCAGATCTACGAAGACGCCGACCGCCGTGGCTGGTGTCCGTGGAAGCCGTGGTACATGAGCGGCACCTACACATGCAATGGAGGAAACGCATGAACCTAGAC